AATGAGCGTTCCTTCTGTAGCGCGAGCCCGCAATCTTATCTGCGGAACAGTTGCGTCAATTCCTCTTGAGTATTACAAGACATCAACAGGTGAGGTAATTGCTCCTCCTCGTTGGATTAAGCAACTATCTAAGTCTCAGCCATCATTCGTAACCCTAACTTGGTGCGTTGATTCGCTTCTCTTCTACGGAGTTGCTTATCTCCTAGTTACTGAACGCTATGCAGAAGATGGTCGCCCTGCACAATTCGAATGGGTTGCTAATTCACGCGTCACCTTTACAACTGATCTCGAAGGCATGTTCGTTACACAGTATTACGTCGATGCTAAGGCAATCGACATGAATGACATTGTTACAATTCAGGGATTCGACGAAGGCGTATTAGAACGCGGCAGCCGCACAATCCAAGCAGCTATCGATGTAGATCGTGCAGCAGCAGTGAACTCAGCACAAGCGCAACCAGCAGGATTCTTGAAGAACACAGGCGCAGACCTACCTCCTAACGAGGTTCAAGGACTTCTCGCAGCTTGGAAGCGTAGCCGTCTTAATAACTCAACAGCTTACTTGACATCTACTCTCGATTACTCACCAGTATCTTTCAGTCCCAAAGACATGATGTACAACGAGGCAATCCAGAATCTATCTACACAGATTGCTCGCACAATGAACGTGCCAGCGTATTACCTTTCAGCAGATCAGAACACAACCATGACTTATGCGAACGTACAAGATGAGCGCAAGCAATTCTACGCGTTATCTATTGAGCCATACATTCAGGCGATTCAGGCTCGTCTTTCAATGGACGACATCTCTACCGCAGGTCACGAAGTTCGCTTTGCAGTCTTTGACTCATTCCTCAAGAGCGACCCATTGGTCGAACTACAGGTAATCGAAAAGCTCCTCAGCCTAGGACTTATCTCTACAGAGCAAGCAATGGAAATGACAGATTTAACTCCCAACGGAAGCGAAGGAATGAGCTAATGGAACAGTTAATAATCGAAGCCTCATCTATTGAGTGCAGCGAAGAACGTCGCGAAATCTCAGGCAAGATTGTGCCTATGGGTACAGGTGAAATCGGAAACACCAATATGGGTGGAGTCGTATTCGAAGCAGGGTCTATCGACATCGCTGACGTTTCTAAGATTAAGTTGCTATCACAGCACGACATGAAGAAGCCAGTTGGTCGCATGATTGCTGCGGAAACACGCGCAGACGGAATCTATGCAACCTTCAAGCTCTCACGTTCAACAGGCGGCAACGATGCACTTATTCAGGCACAAGAAGGACTCGTTAGCGGTCTTTCAGTTGGTGCAGAAGTTATCGCATCAAAGCCTTCACGCGATGGACACATTGTTGTCTCATCTGCACGTCTCAAAGAAGTTTCTCTAGTAACAGAGCCAGCCTTTAAGTCTGCTCAGGTGCTTGAGATCGCTGCTGAGGAAGTTATCCCAGCAGAAGAAACCCAACCAGAAAGCGAGCCACAAGTGGAAGAATCAACCACAGCGGTAGAAGCTCCAGCAGTTGAAGCAGCAGCAGTCGAAGCGGCTCGCCCAACAGTTGTAGCAAACCTCCAAGTCAAGGAGCGTATTGCGCCGATTTCATCAGCACAGTATCTCGAAGCATCAATGAAGGCAGCACTAGGCGATGACGAAGCTCGTCGCACAGTTCGCGCCGCCGATGACAGCACTTCAACCAACACAGGTTTGACTTTGCCGTCTCACCTAAATACTTTCATCACAGATACATTCACAGGTCGTCCAGCATTCGAAGCAGCAACACGCGGCTCACTTGCAGGAATCGACGGAATGTCATTCACAGTCCCACGTCTCTACACAAACGCATCTTCAGCAGACGTTGCACCAACAGTTGCAGACACAAACGAAGGTTCAGCACCATCTGAAACAGGCATGACATCTGCTTACGACACAATCGATATCAACAAGTTCTCAGGACTTCAGCGCGTTTCTTTCGAGCTTGTAGATCGCTCATCACCTGCATTCATGGAACTCATGATGGCAGAACTTCGCAAGGCATACGAGAAGGCAACAGACGCAGCACTTCTTGCAGCGTTCGTAGCATCTGGTACAACAGCAGCGACAACAGCAGCAACAGCGGCTGGTCTCCAGTCATTCGTTTCTGTAGAAGGCGCAGCAGCTTACAAGGGCACAGGCGGAGACTTCGCTAACAAGCTCGTAGCTTCAACAGATCAGTGGGCTGCTATCGCAGGATACGCAGACTCAACAGGTCGCGCACTCTACTCAGCACAGGGCGCAACACAGAACGCATCAGGCAACGCAGTTGCTACAAGCGTTGTTGGTGGCGTACTTGGTACAGACCTCATCGTGGATCACAACATCTCAACATCAGGCATCGTTGATAACTCAGCGTTCTTGGTTGCACCAGCATCAGTTTACACATGGGAATCACCAACAACTCAGCTTCGTGTAAACGTACTTACATCAGGCGAGATTGAAATCAATCTCTACGGATACCTCGCTATTTACCTTGCTAAGTCAGGTAAGGGCGTTCGTAAGTTCAACCTTACATAATAGCAATACCCTAAGTCGCTTGAGGGGGCTACCAGAGCCCTTGTAGTCCCCTCAAGTCTTTAGAAAGGAATAGCATGTCTCTCACAACGGTTGCAGAACTTCGCACAGCTTTAGGCGTAGGCACTCTCTACGCTGACGCTACCCTGCAAGAAGTATGCGACGCAGCAGACAACGTGCTACTCCCATTTATCTGGGCTAATACAACTCCTTTAATTGGACACAGCAACACAACCACAACTGGCACTTCTTACTTTGATGAACCAACTAAGGACGTGTTCTACGTTGGGCAGACCGTAGTTATTTCAGGATCAGGGTCTAAGCACAACGGCAATAAGACAATCACAGAGGTAGGCGAGTATTCAATTACTTACGCCATCTCAGGCAACAACAACACAGCAGCCCCTTACCACCCAGTCAATCCTTATGGCTTGGTCACGGCAGAAACTTATCTTGATCCTTCAACAGTCCCAGCAATTCAAGAAGCAAGCCTTATGATTTCGATTGACATCTGGCAGAGCCGTCAAGCTCCTTCTTCTGGTGGCGTATCTATCGACGGTTACACTCCAAGCCCTTACCGCATGGGTAACACACTCATGGCTCGCGTCCGTGGGCTTCTTGCACCTTATCTAGACCCTCGCTCTATGGTGGGCTAATGCCAGCAATAACCACACTTCGCTCTAGCATTGCTTCGGCTCTTACAGATAACACAAAGTACTCAGTATTCAGCTTCCCACCTGCAACGCCTATTGCTAACAGCGTCATTGTTACTCCTGCTGATCCTTACATTGTGCCGTCTAACAATGACTACACAGCAATCAGCCCTATGGCTAACTTTAAGATTTCTATCCTTGTCCCATTGCTAGACAATGAGGGCAACCTTGCTGGCATCGAAGCCGACGTAGTTCGGGTGTTCGCGCTCCTTGAAGCGTCCAGCATTGTATTTAACGTCGGAAGCGTCAGCGCGCCTAGCGTCCTGTCAATCGCTTCTGGAGATTTACTGACTTGCGACATTGCAATCAGTACCCTAACGGAATGGAGCTAATCGATGGACGATTGGACAAAGGAGCAAGCTGACTTTCTAATCAAGATCGGACAGCTTCCAGCAACAAAGCCAGCAACACAACCCACATCTAAGAAAGACGAGGAATAACCTAAATGGCAGTATTTCTAAGCAACAACGTAGGCGTGAAGGTTAATTCAGTTGATCTTTCAGACCACGTTACTTCAGTAACACTCAACCGCACATTCGATGAACTCGAAGTAACGGCGATGGGCGATTCAGGACACAAGTTTGTTAAGGGTCTTGAAGCATCATCTATTACAATCGACTTCTTGAATGACACAGCTTCAGCAAACGTACTTGCAACTCTTCAGGCTGCATGGGGAACTAACGTTCCAATCGTATTGCTTCAGACAAAGGGAACAGCAGTATCAGCGACTAACCCGCTTTATACAGCTACTTGCCTTGTCAATAACACAACAGACATCAACGGCGCAGTCGGTGATCTCGGTACACAGAGCATCACTTTCAACGTCTCTGGTACTGTTGCAGTTGCTACAACAGGCACATTCTAAATAACTAACTAAGGGGCTAACAATGGCAAAGCTAAAGGTAACAAGGGCTGACAACTCAGTAACAGAGTACGAGATTACTCCGCTGATTGAGTACGCCTTCGAGCAATACGCCAAGAAGGGCTTTCACAAAGCTCTTATCGAAGATCAGAAGCAGTCAGATGTTTACTGGCTGTGCTGGGAAGCAATTCGACGTTCGGGTGAAACAGTCAAACCCTTTGGGGAACAGTTTCTCGAGACTCTCAAGTCAGTTGAGGTCTTAGAGTCTGACCCTTTAGGATAGATCGGAACTCCCTCACCTATCTCGCGACTCGTTTGAGTTACGAGTATGGAGTTCCTTTCGAAACCATCGTTGCACTACCTTCGATGGTGTTTAAGACACACGTACAAGTCCTCAAGGACATAGCGAAGGAGCGGAGCGATGCCAGTAAAGCTGCAGGGCGCAACCGCACTTCGTAAGGCATTGGCTAAAGTAGAACCAACTCTTGCAAAAGAAACAAGCAAAGAGATTGCATCGTTCCTCAAGCCAGTAGTCACAAACGCTCGAGGCTTTCTGCCTTCTAATGACGCCGTTCCTAGTGGTTGGCTAAAACGTCCTAACGCTTCTGGTCGCTGGGCTAATCGCTCTTATGATTACCAGGAAGCCCGTAAGGGAATTACTTTTAAGTCCACACCTAGCAAGCCCAATCGTCGTGGCTTTCAGGCTTTGGCTTCTATCTTTAATAAGTCTGCCGCTGGTGCTATCTATGAAACCGCAGGACGTAAGTCAGGCGTGACAGGTAACTTCACTCCTAAACTCGGTGGACAACTTGTAGGCAAAGGTCAGAAGATGACTGGTCGGGCAATCTTCAGAGCGTTTGAAGATGATCGTGGCAAGGCACAAGATGGCGTAGTCAGAGCCATCGAGAAGGCAGCAGCTAAGTTTGATTCTATGAAGGATAAGGTGTGACATGGCAGATTTAAGAATTGACGTTGCTGCGGAGTTCACAGGCAAGAAAGCGTTTAAGCAAGCCGACACCGCAGTCCAGAAGTTACAGAAAGACGTTCTCAAACTAGGCAAGAGTCTTGGTCTTGCTCTAGGTTCTGCCGCTTTGCTCAAGTACAGCAAGGACGCAGTCAAGGCTTTCGCGGCTGATGAAGCAGCGGCTATCCGTCTTGCTAACGCAGTCGATAATCTAGGTCTGGCTTATGCAAACCCACAGATTACCAAGTTCATCAAAGAGCTTGAGATTACTGCTGGCGTTGCTGACGACGTTCTACGTCCCGCCTTCCAAGCATTACTGACAACTACTAAAGACCTTGGCACTACTTATAAACTTCTCAACGATGCTCTTTCAATCTCACGCGGATCAGGTGTAGAACTTGGCACAGTTGTGCAGGACTTGGCTAATGGATACGTTGGCATTACTCGAGGGCTCAAAAAGTACAACACAGGACTGAGCCAGACAGAACTTAAGTCAAAGTCTTTCGCTGAGGTTCTCGGTATCCTCAACGCCCAGTTCGCTGGAGCTAATCAGGCTTACCTCGATTCCTATGACGAACCCTGCCCCGAATGTTGCACCAGAGCTAAAGTCGAAAGTAACCGCTATCTGTGCAGGTAATAACGCCAAGGA